TGTCATATCGTTACTCCTTCACGAATTTAGCGTATTCTTCTAGTGGCACCCCTAATTTTTTAGCTATTGCTACTTGTGAACGGGTGAGTTTCACGGTCTTGCGTCCTTGCTGTTTACGCCCCGCCGAGGCAACAGTTTGAACGGGTTTCTTCTCTTCTACTTTTTCTTCGGTAGAAGCAAACTTGTTTGGAAAGTATTCCGCAAGTCTGTTATCTATTTCATTGTAGTATTCGTCTGACTCTGAGTCAAACCCCTCCTTAACTAATTCTGAGTGAATACTAAATGCGGCATTGGTCATGACTTCATCATTACCAAACCAATTATTTTTTTCTGCCCAACCTTGAGCCTTAACACTTGGTTGTTTTGGTGCTTGAGCTTCTGCTTGAACAGGTTCTTGTTTCTTAGTTTCTTCAGCTTGAGCTTTTTCAGTTTCCATTTCTGCAAAACGCATTCTAGCTTTTTCTTTCTCTACCGCTAACCTAGTGAGTTCATCATTAGCTTCAACGATTTTTGCAGAATCACTAGCTTCAATAGCATCTTGCAATTTAATTCTTACTTGTTCTCTTTGAGCATCAACTCTTGCATCAAATTCTTTAACATAACTTTCATCAGAATTAAGAGATGTTTGTTTGGCCGTATCATATTTTTCTTGTAAACCCTTAGCATAGTCAATAGCAGCTTTTTCTCTTCTCTCTGCTTCTCTCATTTTACGAGTTAATTTATCAATACGTTTTTGAGTTTTTTCAGAAACATCTTTTAAATTATCTGCTTTAGGTTCTTCAGCAACATTTAAATCTGTTGGTTCTGGCATTACTGCCTTATCTGTTTCCTCTTGTTTCTCCGTTGGATCTTTGTAGCCTAGGTCAACTTCACCCACAGCATCTTCAACAGATTCTTCAATAATTTCTGGTTTATTTTCAAGTTCAACGCTTTCTTCTTGAACGTCATCTAAATCTAATTCAACTTCTTGTTGTACTTCCGACATATTTTACTCCTAAAATAGTGCGAGGATATCCTCGGGTTTATCTATAGTACCAATAATCTCATCATCATTAATAATTCTGTGTTCCCCAAACTTGGTTTTAAATCTTGCCCCTGCATAACGACCAATGACTATAAACTGGCCTTCTTTGCACCAAGGGCGTTAAAAATTTCTCCTTGTCTTTGTANCACATATTNCCCATTTTAACGACATAGCCAACCACTGAGGTCATTTCAGAAGTTTCTAAAGTTTGTTCTGATAAAGCAATACCACCTTTAGTTGTTTCAGACATTTTCCACATTTTAATTAAAATACGATAACCAACTGGATCAGGTAAACGATCTATTGATTCAATATAATTTTGTGTAAGTTTTGGGGCTTCTTCTTTGGGTGATGAATCGACTTCATCCTTGATATAATCAGGTTTGATAATAGTTGACTTACTTGTCATTTTTACTCCTCTTTATTTTGCAGGTTTTTTAAATCCTGTAGCAACAGCTCTAAGCCGTTGAGCTTGCCCTTAGCATACGCCAAGGCTTCCGTATTGTCTATATTATATATTATATGTTCTTTAATTTTTTCTATATCTTTTTTTATAACGTTTCGTACTGCAATAATCGTATCTACATCATACATTATTTAGTTCCTATAAATTTTTGACCTTTAATTTGTATGCTACTTACACCTTTGATATCACTTTTTACACCAATTTCACGATGAGGGCAACCGCCNTGTTTATAATCCTTGTGGCTGAGGTCCTCGTTTAGGTGGTATTGTCTTAGTTAATTTTTTCATGACTTCTCAACTTTTTTAGCNGCAATTTTTATTTTGTCATCNGCGACACGAATACGTTCTTTAGATGATGCTTCAGCATCTTCACGCTTCATTTTATCTAAATTTAAACTTTCATCAAACTCTTCACGTTTTCTACCTTCTACTTCGTTAAATTCACCCGATTTACGTTGCATATCCATTGCTCGTAAGTCTAGCTCTTGCTGTTTCAAGGCAACAATAGGATCTGGACCCTGTGTTGCAGCTTCAGCTTCAACTATTTCTTCAGTTAACGCTTGAACACGTTCTGCTACCATACTTTCGGTAATTAATTCGAATTGTTCTGGTTCTCTTTCTGCTAATTGCATAAGTTCTGGCTTTTCTGTCTGAATCATCTGTAAAACTTGAGCTCGAGCCTTCAATGAAATGTGTTCACTAACGTGTGACTGTAATAACGCATACACTGCTGGATTAACTTGCACCATTCTTGATTTAATAAACGCCACATGTGAAAAAATATGAGCATCATGGTTCTGAGTTGGAAAAACAACGGGTATTTTCATGCGTAACGCCTTAGCATTTTCCATTGCTGGATCAGTTGGGGCATCTTTGATGTCAGGTCTAAGTAAAGTATCGATATCTTTAGTACCTAACGCTGAATAAACACGGCGATAGGCTTCATGAATATTATGAATCTCGGGTGCACTCTGTGCAATCTGCAATTGAGTCTGTGCCAATGAAATTCTTTGTGTCATTGAGAAGATATTAGGGTCGGCTACTGGAACCACATCAACCTCTTCACTAAAATCTTTAATTTTAATTAAACGATCACCACCATAAACTGCATAGGGGTACACGGGTGGTAAGTAAGTTGCAAAAACACTACTCAATAATCTAAATTCTTGTCGCATTGCATAGTAACAACGTTTGTGAATTGCACTCATGACTCTAGAACCACGCTCCAAGAGAGCTACTGTTGTGCCCACGGCTGCTTGTTGATTACCATCGCCTGTTTGCATGTCAGCAATCGATGCAAATTTTTGTCCCGCTTGTACCACAAAACCTAACAACTGCATTAATACATTTGAAGGTTCTTTAAAAGGTAGAATTTGAAATTGATCTTTAATATTGCCACCGGGTGCATCGACATCTCTGAACTCACCAGGTTGAAAGGGTTGGTCATCATCACGAATACGCATACCTCTAGATTTAAATCCAGCAGGTAAGTTACTTAAAGTTCCTGCATCGAGTAACTGTCTCAATGCTGCAGTTGCCGTTTTGCTCAAACCACCAATCATGTGAATTAAACCAAAACCATAAAAACCTAATCCTGGTAAAAACTTAAAGTGCACAAAGTATTCTTTACGTTTCATAACTTCATCATCTTCATCGTAGTTACGGTAAATAGATAAAATTTCTCTTGAGCCTTCATCTAAAGTAACAATAAATGGAACTTTAATATTTTTTTCATCACTGTCCATTTCAAATTCTTCTAAATCTAAATCAACGTGCATTTCTAATACATTCATTTGATAATCAGAGTCATCACTATTTCGAGTCCCCTCTAATTGGTCGTATTTATCTTTAACCTCGTCACTATCCAAACGACTGGGTAGTATCTCTACATCACGATAAAATCCTGAACGTTGTTTTTTCAGCACATCGTTCTCACTCATACGAATGACATGCGTAATTCTTTCACAATCGTTTAAGTCGGTCGCATAGTAAGGCACCACTAAATCTTCTGCGGGTACAAACTTAGAGACTGCTCGTTGCATCACATCATCGTAGTATATTTTTTTAAAGGCACTTCCGGCTAAGGGTAAATAGAATAATAACTGATCAAACTCGGGTGTGTACTCTTCCATCTTATTCATAATCATATAGTTCATGAATTCTTTGACACGTTCCGCTTGTGCTGATTTTTCATCCGTTAGTTCGCCCACCACTTGTGTACGCACAGGACCGTCACTCGGTAATAATTCTTTATAGGCTTGTGCTTGAAATTGTGTCACCGCTTCGGCTAACATAGGATGGGTCACGGAGCTAGCACCTTGGAACGGGCCACTTTCGTTGTTGTACTTGAACCCTAATAAATCTAAACCATTGGTGTAAGACTTCTCCCAATCACTTCTTGATTCTTTGTCTTTTTTATAATCGGCAATCAATTCTCCTGCCATGCGAGATAAAACACGCTCATCTAAAGTTTCAGCTAGATTCTCGTAAAAAGGATTTTCTTCCTCCTCAGCCTCAAGTTCTTCTTCTAATTCTTCTTCTTGAAGTTCTTCAACTTCAATGTCTAATTCATTTTCTGCCATGGAGACTATCCTCTAGTAGTATTGATAATTTTTTGGAGGTCTTTCTTCATTATCCACATAATCCGAGTATAACTCAACAAAGTTTCCTTGGCGATACCTTAGTATTGCTTGAGTCGTGGAATCTACATAGTCATCATTAGCTCCGTTAGGAAAGGCAGCACATTCGTCCATCACGTCTTCGGCAAATTTTTCACCAAACGGATACCAGACGGCCCCACTTTCAAACACCGGAGCACAACTGTTTACTCTGGTGTGTTTGTCATTCCCTCGAGTTGGGGTAAATGGTACCACTGGAATGCCCATGCGTCTTAGCTCCTGGGTCAACGGCTCACCACTGGCTTTCTGCTCGACAATAATCGTTTCGGGTTCCCAGTATTTATTAGCATCCAATGCTACCGCCTTGAGTTCTGGGAAATCAAACTTACCCCGTATGGCATCGAGTAAAATAATATTAGGTTGCCCTCCTTCTTCTGGGAAGAACACACCCCAAGTTGTGATGGCACTGTAGTCAGCCGTTTCTTTTTTGGAAAACGCTGTGTCGTAACTTTGTATGACATGTTGTAATTGTGGCAAGGCTTCTTGTTCCCACGGCATCCACCATTCTCGTTTGAGAATCGCTCCTTCCTCACTGGTAGGATTCTGCATATACTGAGCCGACCAGTTTCTAATCGGAATAGAGGCTTTGATTTTTTCGAGTTCATCCAGTTCCCAATACTCAGGCCACACTGGGTTCCCTGAGTCGAGAATCGCTG